ATTACAAGTGTTGGCACCTTGACAAGTCTGAATGTGACAGGTAATATCAGTGGCGGTAACCTATCAGGCACTAGCATTGTAGGTACATTAACAACCGCAGCACAAACTAATATTACAAGTGTTGGTACTTTGGGTAGTCTGAACGTGACAGGTAATATCAGTGGCGGTAACCTATCAGGTACTAGCATTGTAGGTACTTTAACTACGGCTGCACAAACTAATATTACAAGTGTTGGTACTTTGGGTAGTTTAGCAGTCACTGGTAATACTACATCTGGCAACTTCATTGGAACACTAAACGGTTCTGGTGCTAACGTTACTAGCATCAGTGCTACCAACATTAGTTCAGGTACACTGGCTCAGGCTAGATTAGCAAATGCAAGTATTACTGTTAACGGTACTGCTATTGCTCTTGGAGGTTCTGCTACAGTAACCGCAACAGCAACCAACGCACTAACATTGGGTAGTTACTTAACTGGTACTAGCTATAACGGTAGTTCTGCGGTTACAGCCGCAGTTGACGCTACATCGGCTAACACAGCAAGCAAAGTTGTTGCTCGTGATGCTAGCGGTAACTTTAGTGCTGGTACTATTACTGCAACATTGAGCGGTTCTGCAACATCTGCTACCACAGCTGGCACAGTCACTACCGCAGCTCAAGGTAACATTACCTCGGTTGGTACGCTAACAAGTTTGGCTGTAAGCGGTGCTATTACAGTCAACTCAGGTGCAGCCGCAACAGCCATTGTCAACGGTGCGTCATCGGGTGTTGGTAACATTGGTAGCTCAACTACTACATTTAATACAGTGTTTGCCAAAGCAACCACAGCACAGTATGCTGACTTGGCTGAAATGTATTGCGCTGATGCAGACTATGAGCCAGGTACTGTGCTGGTGTTTGGTGGCAACCAAGAAGTTACTATCGCTGACACAGTCGGTGACACAGCAGTTGCTGGCGTAGTTTCAACAAACCCAGCTCACTTGATGAATTCAACATTGAACTGTGATTGCGCAGTAGCGCTGGCTCTAACTGGTCGAGTACCAACCAAAGTCATTGGTCCAGTTCGAAAAGGACAAATGATGGTGTCAGCAGGCAATGGACATGCAATGGCATGTGCTACTCCTACTATGGGGTCGGTGATCGGCAAGGCACTGGAAGATTTTGCTGGTGAGTCTGGCATAATTGAAGTAGTGGTCGGAAGACTATAAGGAAACAAAATGGCATATTTAGGTAATACTCCTCAGATTGGTCAGTATCGATACATGGATGCTCCGGTGTTTGACGGAAGTACAAGTACTTTTCCTATCACTGTAGGTGGTACATCGTTTTCGCCTCCCACTGCATATGCAATGATGGTGAGTTTGAACAATGTGGTCTTGAACCCAGGAGTGGCGTTTAGTATTTCCGGGTCAAATATCAGCTTTACCACACCGCCAGCCGCACTAACTCCATTCTTTGCAATCATAATGGGGGATACACTATATACTGGAACACCCAGCGATGGCACAGTGACCAACAGTAAAATTGCCAATGGCACTATCGCTTACAACAAGTTTTCAACGACAACTCAAGCAACGTTGACAGCAAATCAAATCATATTTGGAGTTTAAGAAATGGCACGACAAAGAGTTAATAATTATATTTTTGCCCCTAGCACTGCTGGCGTAGGAACTATCAAGATAGCAGGCCGGGTAAATTTACCTGAATTTTTAGCTGTCTACAACACAACAGATGGTATTTGCATCTATAATTTTGGAGACCCAGCACTGGGTGGTGTAGTAACCTACGCCGCTGGCGTTACTGCGGACTTTCCCACAGCCTATGACGGAGTAACTACTCTAACGCTGGACACTGACACTTCATCAATGGATCCAAATGATAAATTGGCTATCTGGGTTGAAAATACAGAAATGATAGTGCAACCATGGAGCTTTGGTCTAGATGCAATTGGTCGTGAACGTGTGAGCAATCCACAGGCCTTGATTGACGCTGACTTTGAATATGGTCTACAAAATACCAAATGGCAAAACTTTAGTACCATCAACAACATTCCGGCATTCTACGAAGACATTGGTGCAGACATTCTTATCAATACCAACGGCTACGCCACCATGTTGGCCGGCGATGATCAGATCACTAGCAACATTGACACCAGTGTTAAACTGCAAAACCAAAGCACTGCACAATGGGTGGCCAACGATTTTGCATTGATAATCAGCCAAACACAAGGTAACGTGACACCTTTTGTAAGTACTAGACTCACAGCCAACGTCAACAGTTCTGCTGAACGCACATTCACAGTGGCCAGCACATCTGGCATGAGCGCAGGTGACAATATTATCATTATTGGAAATCCAGGCACAGGTGGTACTACTACTGCTGTAGCAAATATCACCAGCGTTGGAACAACCACAGTCAACTGCGCCAACGTGGCAGCAGCTGGTATTGCAGATGGCAGCTATATCATTGTTGAAACTGACTCAGCAGGTGTTTACGAAGTAATGTCAGTTACCAACGTTTCAACTAATGCTCTTACAGTTGTAAGACAGTCAAACCAATCCAACGGTGGATCAGCAAACATCACCATTGGCAACGATGTTTTTGCAGTCAATAACATTGAAATTGCAAGAGTCTACGAAGTTACAAATGGTACTACACTGCAACTCACTCGCGGTTGGTACAACACATCACCAGCAAACAGTTTTGTGTCTGGCACAGTGATGCAGAGACTCAGCAGCAACGTTGAGTTAGTTAACATGAGTGCAGTAAGCACAGCAGTCAACGGAACTCAAACCATTGCACGTGGGCAATTCAATACTACTGCATTGTCAGCAGCCGGTGTTGGATCTCCTGTGATCCGTATGACTGGTATCTATGACGCTACTGGCAACACCAACATTCCTCAAATTGCAGTCAATGCTGATGCACACGGCTTAACTGCTGGAGAATATGTGAGCAACCAAAACCAAGCCAGCAGCAATGCCGAAGGTGTAAGCTATGTTTACTATGCCAACGACAACAACTTTGCATACTATCCACGTAGACTACCAAATCTTGCACCAGGGTATCCATTGAACCAATACGACAGTGTGGTACGACAGGCGTTCCCTTACACTGGTGCAGATCTTGACATTGTGAGCATTGTGAGTGATGGGTTGACTCCTAGCACTATCACAGTAACTACCACTTATGCTCACGGCCTGGTCCCAGGAACACCAATTTTGGTTGCCTTGAGTTCAGGCACCAATGCTGCTTATGCAACTGGCAGTTTCTTTGTTACTGCTGTTCCTAGTACTACTACATTTACCTACACTGCCAAAGCAGGTGCCGCAGTAAGCGGAACCATTGCTGGTGCTATCAACGTGCGTAGCAACGCAGCATTCTTGCCAAGACCGTTCGACGGCGGTGTTGTACTGGCAGCAGGTACGCCCACTAGAGGTGCTGCCGCTGTTCGACAAACCAAGAAATACTTCCGTTATCAGTCTGGTAAAGGTATCTTGTTCACATCTGGTACCATGCTCAAGCCAACGTTTGACATTGCAGCTTTGACTGCAAGTGGTACAGTGGTTGGTAGCAACATTACTGTTACTACAGATCTTGAGCACGGTCTAAACGCTGGAGCCACAATCACTATCAGCGGAGTTACCACTTCTGGCTACAACGATACAGATTATACAGTGACCAGCATCGGCAGCGACACCAGTTTTGTAGTTGAAGCTCAAAACTCGCTGGGCAGTGTTGCACCTGAACTGGGACAACAACCTCGAGTTAGTATTACACAATGGCACGGCGCCAGTGTGCGTGCTGGTATCTTTGATGATCAAAACGGATTGTTCTGGGAACACAACGGACAGACACTCAACGCAGTTCAGCGATCAAGTACTCAACAACTGGCCGGACTAGTTTCGGTAGGTGTGGGATCCAACTTGGTCACCGGTGATGGCACATGCCGTTTCCAAGAGCAACTCAACAACGGCGACACTGTGGTGATTCAAGGTATGACACACAGTGTAACATCTGTGTTGGACAACAACAGAATGACTGTGGTGCCTACATTCCGCGGCGTCGAAAATGAGACCAGAGTCAAAATGTCGTTGCGTCAAGAAATTCGTGTGGTTCAAGCTGATTTCAATATTGATCCATTGGACGGAACTGGTCCCAGTGCTTTTACTATTGATGCTAACAAAATGCAGATGTTGGGAGTAGAATACTCATGGTATGGTGCTGGTTATGTACAGTGGTTGGTTAGAGCACAAGGTGGTGAATTTGTTCCAGCACACCGTCGCCCCAACAACAACTTGAACAACGAAGCTTACATGCGTTCAGGTAACTTGCCTGGACGTTACGAAGCTATCAATGAAACGCCAGTTAGCAGCTTGGATGGTGCTATCAATGACAGTGACACCACCATTGATTTGCGAGACGCCAGTCAGTATCCAGCTGCAAGTGTGACATATCCTGTATATTGCATGATTGATTCAGAGATCATCAAGTATTCAGGCAAGTCGGGTAACACCCTAACAGGTGTCACACGTGCTGCCACATTCACACAGTGGACTGACGGTGCAAGTCGCAGCTTTACTTCTAGCGCAGCAGCGAGTCATGCAGACAACACCGGTGTAATCTTGATATCGAACACTTGCGCACCACTGGTCAACCACTGGGGTAGTTCAGTAATCATGGATGGTAGCTTTGACGGTGACGAAGGTTATCAGTTTACATTTAACCGTACCAACTATGGTTTCCCAGGCACAATTGGACAGAAACAAACTGTGTTTGCTATGCGTCTAAGCCCAAGCGTTAGTGATGGTATCATTGGAGATCTTGGCGTTCGTACCCTGATTAACCGCGCTCAATTGGCCTTGAGTAACCTAAATATCCAAGTAAGTGCAGGACGTTATCTAGTTGAAGGTATTCTGAACCCCAACAACATTGATTCAGCCAACACTAACTGGTCCGGCCTGAACAATCTAGGCGGAGGATTCCAGCCTAGCTTTACACAGTTTGCAACTGCTCCTCGATACACCGGCGAAACCACAGGCGGTGTAACATCCAGCTTGTTTGGTTCTACAGGTGGTTTTACCAAGTCAGGTACTAAAGTCGTGTTTGGCGGATCTGCTATTAGGACATTTGCAGGACTGAGTTTAACCAACGTGTCAAGCTCTGGTAGTTCGGCCAACGTCACTGTTCAACTCACAGCAGCCGGTTCTAGCTATACCAACAGCTCCACTCAGATCACAGTGCAGAATACAGGTACAGGTTATGCAGTTGGCGATACAGTGAAAATCCTTGGCACTAGTCTTGGCGGAGCCACTCCAGCCAACGATTTGAATTTGGCCATCCAAGCTATTACTACTGAATTGAGTGGTGGCGAAAGATTGTTCGCTATTCCAATTTCAACCACCAACTCAGGTGTGCTGGATTTGAGCTCGGTCAAACAGATTGGTACCAGCGGTATTCCTGGCACAGGAACATATCCAAACGGACCAGAGGTCTTGGCAGTACAAGTTACTGCGTTGACTACTCAAACGAGTCCAGTTGGTGAAGTCCAGCTGCAATTCCAAGAATCGCAAGCCTAAGAAGATTTATTTGGAACACACAAAATCCTGCGCTACACGCAGGATTTTGTTTTGCACCGTGTCCATGTTGACGGTGCTCCACAGGCCAGGGTGTAGTGGTTTAGGCCAAGTGCCTTCGTTGATCCAGGCATATCCCAAGTGCTCATCGTTGAGAACAGGAACAAATTCACTGTCTACTACACATACAAACGTATGGTAAACAAACTTGTCATCTGCTGAAGTAAATTTTTCAATTGGTACGAGTCTGCGATAGGCAGGAAAACTGCCAAGCTCTTCGATACATTCGCGTTCCATACCGCCCAGAAGTGTTTCGCCAGGCTCAATTTTTCCGCCAGGCAAACCCCATGTGCCGGGGTGTTTGGCATCGTTGCGCAACAAGTACAAGTAACGATTGGTTTGATTGCTAAAAAACCAAACGCCTACTGCGTTCACAGTACAAGACTCCACTCGCCGCCGGGGTAAATTCCTTGATAGCTTTTGATCCATGACTGACCTGTCCACTCGTATTGAACACCTGTGGTTAAATTAGTAATATACTGTATATCAGTTTCTTGGTCAGCGTGAAAGGTAACATCCCACCAAAGACCATTGAATTCAATGATGTCATTTTCTCTAGCAATCAGCGGACGATTGGCTGGACCCAACCATGCAGGTGCAGGACTGGTATTACCCACTGCGCCTGTGGCTTCAGTTAATAGATAGCGTTGGCCAGTTGCAGCAGCCGGCAGGCCTGCCCCTGGTGCACTCAGCAACGGGTTGATTACCGCAGCAATTGGCGGCATGGTATTTTGTGGTACTGTATCCTCGTCCACAGTAAACAACACAAAACGTTCGTCGTTGGGATTGACTGCAATGGTACCAACCACTTCAGATCCGTCAGGCTGACTCAAGCGCAGTTGGCTGATGCCCGGGCGCAATACTCCGTACATGCCAATCACTGCTGGCCATTGCAGTCCACTGCCACTCACAATGTCAGGTGGCACAAGACTAGAGTTAGACTGATCTACCACAGTCTGTTCTTGAAGAATTTGTACACTGTTGCCAATCACCACAGTCTTGTAGTTGAACGGTGTGATCACTTGACGAGTTCCTAATAACAAATCGTTATCAGTTACAGCATCACGCAGATCTCCTTGTGCATCGTACATGCTGGCAATCACTCGCTCAATGACACCCAACTTCTTGACCTTGGCAGGACTGGAGATCCAAATGGGAATACCAAAAGTCAAGGTCATTATGTCAACGGGATTCTCTGTGCCTATTGGAATAGTTCTAGAACTCCAGTTCACACGCTCCAATTCTACAATACTCAAGCTGGTCCAGTCAATGTAGTTGTCAGTACTTTGTATTTCCAGTGCAGGGTTAAACAAGGTAGAAATCTGTTCAAAGATCTGAAACTTTTGATTGGTGTTTGAAGTCCAGATGTCCAAGTTAATGGTCATCTTGTAAGGCACGGGCATCAGACGCTCAATAGTGAAAGCATTGCCCTGTGTGGTCTCATAAGTGTCCGTGGCAGTGTCATAGGTACGTTGTTTCACAGCAAAGCGTGACACAAAATACGGTTCTTGCATTCTTGGTCTGTCGTAGTCAAGGCCAGTGATGTAAAATGTCATTAGTGGAGTAGCAGGCAAGCTGTTGGCAGAGTTTTCCTGTATGATGGTCTGTGCATTACGGCTTGCATCTCCGTAGCGAACAGGCACACGCAACAGCGCATACTCGTTGGGATTTTCTGCACTGCGGCCGTACTCTACTTGGAATCCCGAAAAGATTCTTGTAAATTGCAGTAAGAAACGACGTATTTGTTCGTCATAAAAGAAGCTTTGAATTTTGGCTCTCCTAATTAACCGCCGTTGTCGGCTTTGGGTTTGAGAATTTCACTAAGACTTTGGCGACTAGGTATAGGCCCGCGGTCTGTAGTATTAACGGTTGCGTCGTTATTTACAAAGCTTGAACGCAGGGTCTTGTTATCTGGACCGTTGTTGAGATCTGTGCGAACATTGTCTTCAATGCGTACCCAACGAACACCGTTGTAACGGAACAGTCGATTTGGTCTATAATCGAGACGCAAGGCATAGTCCCCGGCTACTGGACGTTCAGGGAAGGTCACTCCAGGAGTGACTGGGAATCCGTCAGGTGCTTGACCATTGCCAGTCATGTATCCTAGTGTATAACCAAAGTCGCGTGGAGTAGAATTCATACCACCTTCGGTGCCATCTACAGTTGTGCTAGAGCTGGTGTTCAAACCCACTGGGTTGGCAGGTTGACCATTTGATGACAAGGTAGGTGTAATAAAGAACTTGTCAACATCGTAACCACTGAGCGGAACTTCAACATCAGCTTGTGTGAGAATAGCATCGTTGATTTCTTGATCTTTAGTACGGGTGCTCATTATGTCACTTTCAGTGAACGGGGTGTACTCGGACCAGTAATCAGTGTCAGTAATATCAGTGTCTGCTGGCACGTTTTGAGTGGCTTGATAGTATACATCGCCCTGGTTAACAATAGACCCAGCAGGATAGAAGTTACCTGGATCCCAGGCAGTGTCGTTGACCATGGGCTTTTTAAGAACGTCTTTGTATTCTTGTGCATTGACCAGCGGTGTGGCTTTCACCCGCCATAGATGTGGTAGCCAGGTCATTGAGAAGCCTTCGCTGGCAAAAGCAGCATCTTGAATCACGTAGTACTTGGGCAAGGCTTCGGGAATGTTGGCATTCAGTGGATAGTAGTCTTTGAGAGTAGGCACTTCTAGCACATCACCGTTCATGAGTTTGCGCCCAAACTCGTCAATCATTTTGTTGTAGTGGAATGTGATAAACAAGGTATCGTTGTTCAAAAACAATCCAAATTGACTCAGATCAAAATCAATGTCCTGTGTTTGGAATACTCCACGCATGACG